ATGAGGCATAAAGCAACTATACGTCAGCTTCCAAATGGAAACTGGCAGCTCGACACGATGGTCGACCGCGTCCGCCATCGAGCCGTAATTGGATCAGGAAGCAAGCGCTGGGCTCAAATGGAAGCCGACCGTATCCTGACGGAACGACTCAACGATGGTATAGTCGTGCCTCCGGTGGCGCTGCTGAAGACCCTGCATGATGCTTACAAGATCTATGGCGAATCAGGTCAGGCAAAGAATGGCAGGCTGCAGGATGAGACAATCACGCATTGCCAGAACTCTTTCCTTCGCGTGGCTCAGGCTGGTGGAGGATTGGATGAGATGTCCAAACTCAGAGCCTACACACCTGCTGTAGTCCGGAATTGGCACAGGAAGAAGTACAAGGAGAAGCTGGGTCTCGTAGGAGATGAAGACGACTACATTGATGAGGAAGAGGAAGCCCGGGCTCTGTACTCGTTGTATTCGACCTGGAACCAGGCAAAATCTGTATTTGGTAAACGGGCAATCGTTTACTACAAGGATCGTGGCATTGTCGGCCTGGAATCCTGGGCAGAGTCTTTACGTGAAATCATCATTCCCCGGGGTGAAGTGCCCGCCTACCAGCTCCCGCCTGCAGACTTAATCCGTCTGACTGAGGCTGAAGGAAATAAGCTGAAGGAAACGAACCCGGAATTCTATATCATCTTCAAGTTGGCAATTAATTGCGGGCTACGTGCGGGAGAAATAGCACACATGAAGCCTGAATGGGTAGAAGACTACAAAGGTGGGAAAGCCGTAGCCATCATACGACGTCCATACTTCAAACCCAAAGGACGGCCGCACAGGACGCCGATTGATCCGAAGATGTGGGCAGAGATCCAGGAACTTTCTACCGGGGATAAATATTTGCTGCCTGGCACATCAAATAATCGAAAACAGTTAGTTCATAGACGTTTTTCGAAATGGATGAACGATATAGGCTGGGAAGGTTATGGTAAAAGTGCCCATGAACTACGTAAATTATATGGCTCTCGGATTTATTCAGAACTTGGAGCCGAATATGCGAAAGAGTATCTAGGCCACGTTTCCATTACAACAACCTGTAAATTTTATGCCACTATAGACAAACCATTAGCTATGGTGTCAGTACGATAGGAGAAGCAATCTATGAGCCCAAATAGTCCTTCGAAGGATAAGAAGCTGGTTTCAGTACGTCTGGACCTGGAGCTGTATGACAAACTAGAACAGCTGAGATATGAAAACGGAGATGAAAATATCGGGGACGCATTAAAACGTGTAGTCCGTGAAGCAGAGGAACCAACCCACAGGTTTAAGTACGCCTCCCCTAGGAAGAAGAAGGGGAAATAATACTTTCCTAACATTAACGTTCTAACGTGACGCACCTTTTTAGAGATGCGCGATAGCTCGCACCTAAATTCCGGGGAAATTAACCCGAGGTAATAAAGAGAGAGAACCCCCAAAACCCCCAAAGGACCCCATGAAAAAGGAAATCTTCATAGAGGAGCAATTGCTTGAAGAATTGCAAAAGCACCAACAACAAGGTGAAGATATAAATGCAACCCTTAGTCGATTACTGAGGGAACGCGCCGCGAAAGGTGTAAACACTAAGACGAAAATGTACACCATTAACGAAGCGATCAATCTATTGGGCTGTAGCCGGAGTACTATTTTCCGGAAGATCAAGACCTTTCAGGATACAGGCGGGCGGCAAGGTCTAGGCCCTGTATGCAGAACTGGGCAGAAAACGCTCTTTATCCCAGAATCTACAATCTCTCACTACCTCAAGGTGCATACTGGTTATTGATCCAGATCTTCCAGGGCATCCCGGAGAACGTTTAGAAATGCTGTGGAGGGCTTCACCCTACCCTTCCGGTAATGATCAAGTACACGTTCGCTTATGCCTGTCAGCTTCGCAGCTGCAGTCCGGTCCAGCCCCAGCTGATCCATAACACGATCAATCCCCCAGAGCGGATCAACTACCCGCTCCCGCTCATCCAGGATGACTGGATGTCCAAACTTACTTTTTGGGTGTCGGGTGGTGATCCTCATTTCGTCTCCATGGCGAATACTAGAGCAAGGGCTTCTGACGCAGTCTCGTTCCTGATTTCCAGCCACCTGGTAAAGCTTTTCGATGACATGTGAAACTGCCGCCCTTTTATTTTGCGAGCCCTCAGCACCCGCTGTAGGGCTTTATTCATGATCTGGTAATCCTTGTAGGAATACCGCTCATAGTCGCCCAGGCATAATTCAAAATCTATCTCCGATTCAAAACGAAGTAAGGGCACAGACTTCACGTCCCCACCCTCGAAGTTTTTAGCGAATAGAATAAGCTCATCCGCCCGGGTTTCCGCTTCCTGCAGTGCTTCCTGCCACTTCATATCTTGCCTGTCTTTTTCGATGTGTATTCATGTAGCTATGCCTTTGCAGCTGGCAGGCCTCACCAGGTTGATGTGTCCCCCTCTGCTTTTTCCCGGGCTTGGGACCGGCACCCGTAAGGGTGGCAGCATTAGGACCCGGCCCGAAGGCCGGTAGAATGATCAATGGTAGGATGACGTGTAAAGAGATGAGCCGGTCCATTTGGATCCGCAGCCATGGTCAAAGCTGATGTAGCCATCCTTTCCCACCACCTTGCGAATGATTTTATCGCTTTTGTAGTCACCGCGCCGAGGCTGAGTGCGGCCGCCTGTAGGACCTCCCAGGGAATCGCTGCTGTTCTGCCAGATCTCGCGAACCCATACGCATTTTTTACTGACACGGACCACTTCGAAGAAGTCGACGTTGGTCTGATCATATCCCCAGGAATAGGACATAACGTCTCCCACCTGCCAGTGGTCAGAAGCGTCAACATTTACACGCGTTTTGTTGCTGCTCTGCCGCTCGCCCATTCTTTTAAGAGTGGCTTCTGCGAATTCCTGCCGGGCTTTGGAGGTCCGGAAGCTGTGGAAGATGTCGGTATTGCAGGCAGAGCCTCTGTAGATCTTCAGATAGAAGCGCTGATGCCCTACTGTCTGATCCTTCCAGCACACCACAGCATCTGCCACGGTTGATTTTGCTGTGATCCATCCATCCTTGCGCATCCGATCGAGTTCGTAGGCGCGGTATTCCAGGCGTTCTTTTTTGGTTCTGGGTGAGCGGAACATGTTTTTGTGCCGTTTTTAGGGCCCTGGCGCCGGGCTGTTTTAGGTTTGAACCCCTCTCCGTGTGGTGAGGTTGATCGGAATATAAACCAGAGTTCCGCTTAGTGTCAAATATTTTGTAAAGATTTTTACACTCTATCTTCTATCTAACTATATTACATATGTTTACAGATTCTATTTTAATACTGGTACGACCCTGTATTTTGACTATTTTTCCCAAATCGGCTATAAACGCGCCCATGAATGACCCAGACAACGACCTTTCCCCGATAGAGAGGCAGCCGCATCTTTTTTCGGATGAGGAGCTGAATAACACTCAGGCAGAGGAGCCGAGCCCTCAGCAGGCTGGACGGTTTACCGCGGCCGCTTTTTTACATAGGTATCCTCATAAATACCAGATGGCTATTGAGCTGCTTGGAGCTGGACACCCGAAGATTCAGATTGCTCGGCTGCTTCAGTGCTCAGTTCACACCCTGCTTGCCATCGAAGATCAGAACCCTCAGCCGATAGCACAGGCTAAGGCAAAACAGCTGCAGCGCCTGGTTGCTGGTTCGGGACTTGTCTTGGAATCGATCCTGGAAGACTTCGCGGATCCCGAGAAGCGGGAGAAGATACCAACCGGCACAAAGGGAGTCATCTACGGTATCCTGCATGACAAGATGCAGCTGGGAAGCGGTCAGCCTACTCAGATCGTGCAGCACCTGGAGTCACGGCCCAGCCATGCCGACGCTGCCGCATACGCTGAAGCAATGGAAGAAGCGGAAACGGTTGAAGAGTCCTCCGCTCCCTATGATGCGGAAGAAATGGATTTACCTCAGGAAGACCGCCCGCCCAAAAGGGCTGACGATGAGGAGGAACCAGACTGATGCAGATGTATAGTAAATGCAGTACAGTTGATAGTACATCACCTGTCAAACACACGAATACCCCTGTAAATGCTGGGGTAAATGCTGGTCGATTGACAATTTGCAGACAATCCCCTGCACATCGAGCTGTAAAAGGAGCCCTCCCCTCCCCATGCAGGCCACCAGGGGGGGAGGGGGTCTCGAGTCGCGCCGGGCTCGATATATATAAATGCATCCGCCCCAAATTTGAAATCCCACAAAAGGACTCATTATGAACGTATTCGATGAACAGAACGTCTCCGACATGATCGGATTAACCCGTGAAGACGTCAGGGACGCCCGAGAGCTGCTGCAGGAGGGCCTGCACTGGCAACGCGTCGGGAATGTAATCACCCTGACAGAAATGGGCGTCAGGCTCGTCCTGAGAGCCTTTGAGCTGGATCACCAGCTGATTCCTACCGGGTTCTGGCCCGATCTCCAAAAAAATGCGCGGCGCGGCAAAGCCTTCCAGACGGTTGCCACCTTCTACAGAGCTGGACGGAATCCTCGAGTCTGCGAAGGCCTCATCGAAAAAGAACGGGTCCGGATCCAGGTGCACCATACGAAAAACTTCGTCCTGGGCATGGAGATCCCCGTAGAACACGTCGAAGGCGACCTGTACCGGATTACTCGGACAGCACCACGGTATCGGGGGCGGTGGTGATCAACCGTAGTTCCACAACAAATGAGTGATGCATAAAGCACCAATAAAAGCAAAAATCAGGGCCATATGAAAAGATTCTCTGGTCACATTACTATCCATTTTGGCCTTCATAGAGAACATCCTGTACACACAATATGCTGTAGCCAAAGAAAAAATAACCGCCCCTGGCCAGGCCAGAACAGCGAGAAAAATTTCAAAAAAACCCATATCAAGACTCCCTTAAATGCCTTCAAGAAGAGCTAACGCAGCAATCGTAAAAAGAGCAGTAAGCACTGCATAGACGATTACCACCCCCACAAGAGTGACAGCATCAGTTACCTGCCTATTTGCGATGAAGTAAATCAATCCACAAATAGAAAAAATCAACCATCCAGCCTTCGTCAGCGCTGCAGGTATGACCAAGAGCAAAAGATAAACTCTCCAAAAAATATCGAACATGAAAACCTCCCAAATCATGCAAACCACAACCCTTTATCCCTTGTCCAGCAGAAACTTAAACGCCTCGGGTGTCAACACCCATACAGGTTTGTCACCAAAAGGAGCCAAATGAACCAACAACAAAAACTGATTGACATTCAACTCCGAGGTATGGGAGTTTGTGGGCAGTCTCCGACAAGACTGCCATCTCAAACACCCTGGACTCAACTCCCCCTTTTGGGCCTATGTCTGTTGCCCCCCCGTGGGCACGGTGTTTGTGCGCCGTCTTGTCGGAGCGGACATAGGCCCGCTTTTGTATCTGGACCGACAACCAGAGGGCGGGCTTTGGACAACTCACAAAAGGAGTCCGCCATGCAGAAGCACGCCCCCAGTGTGTCTACGGCTTACAAGGTCGTCGACATTCCCGAAGAACTCGCACAGCGAGTAGAGGCCCTGAGCCTCCCTGGTGAAACCCTCGAAGCCTGCATTGCCCGTCTGATGGACGCACACGAGCAGGAGAAGCAAGGGGGTTCCTAATGACCTTCACTACCGTTCAGAACATCTATGCATCTGGGGGAACAGCATGATTGTTCAGCCAGATTTCCTAGACCACTGGAAAACCCACATGCTCATCGATCTGCTTAAGGATGAGTTAGCGCCCATCTATCTAATCCGATTATGGGCTTACTGCCAAAACAGAAAGACAAACACCTTCAGCCGAACGAATCCGGCAATGCTGAAGCACATTTGCCAGGCCTCCCAAGACGCATCTCACTTTGAAAAGTGTATGATCGAATCAGGATTCGTTGAACTAATTGATGATCAATTAGTTGCGCACGACTGGGACGAAGTAAATGCATCCTTAATTGCTTCCTGGAAAAACGGAAAAACAGGTGGCCGAAAACGGAAACAATCTAAAACCCAACAGAAACCCACGGGTTACCCACAGGATAACCCAACGGAAACCCATGGGTTACCCAGCGAAAACCCATCGGCTGCCCAGGCGGAAGCGATTAGATTAGATAAGAGAAGAGAAGAGAAGAGAAGAGATAATACCCCCCTAGCCCCCCAAGGGGGGGATGAGGAAGGGTTTGAATTGGATGAACCCACATCATCGGGACCTCCAAAACGGAAAACCTGGAACCGTAAGCAGCTCGCTGCTGAGAGCTACACCCAATACCCGCATTTCCTCACCTGGTGGGCAGCGTACCCCAGGAAGGACGGGAAGAGGAAAGCCTTCGAAACCTGGATCCAGCTGGAACTGGAATTCCTAGACCAGGAACCCCTGCTGAAAATCCTTAAAGCCCAATCTGTGCAGGATCAGTGGGTCAAGGATGGCGGGCAATTCGCACCCATGGCCTCCACCTACCTCAACCAACGCAGGTTCGAGGATGAAGCTCCGGAAAAAAATACACAGCCCGCCACTGATTTCACCACCAGTCCGTCTTCGTTTGGAGCCGGATGAACCACAAACCCAAAGCACCAAAAATGAATGAAGAGAATAATCCCCTGATTGACGATCGCATCGAAAAAGCAACTCTTGGACTTCTGCTCGCAAACAGCGAGATGTCCACCGGAGCCGTCGTTGATTTTGGTTTAGCTCCTGAATGGTTCTATTACCCGATCCATCAAAGCATTTGCCGGCAGATCCTGGAATATGCAGCCGAGAACAAAGGCATCGTTGACGGCCTGTTGCTGAACAACCGTCTCCGCCAGCTGGGAATCGATAAAGATCTCCCCTCCCCCATGTACCTGATGGATATGGCTGAATCCGCCCCCTTCCATCTCCAAGCCCCATCTTACTTCGAAAAATTACGAGCCATGTACAACAGGCGGCTGGTGATTAAGACGGCGGAAATGGTGATCAAGGATGCGGAGGAAAGCACAGACAATGATTTCCTGATGACCGTCCCCCAGAAATTTCACAACCTGATCCCCCGGGCCAAGGAAGAGCACGACATGGGAGCGGTGATGCGTGAGAGCATTAAAAAATTCCGAGATATTCAATCCGGCGAACGGAAAATGAAAGGCCTCTCCACAGGCATTGCTGACCTGGATAAAAAGATTGGTGGAATTCGACCAGGGAGTTTCTACGTCATCGCCGCCAGGCCCTCTGCAGGCAAAACCACCTTAGCCGGTCAGATCGCCCAGCACTTTCTAGACGAGGAACGGCCGGTTGGCTGGGTAAATATGGATATGCCCTACGAGGACCTGTACGAGCGAAACATGTCTCGCTTTGCTGAAGTCAGTTTGGCGAAGCTCTCCGCTCCTGAAAACTACGGGGTCAAATACTCCGGAGAAAAGGACTTCAACAAGCTGGAAGAAGCCGTGGACGAAATGGAGAAACAACCCATTCATTGGCTGCATGGCGAATTCAACGTGGACAAGATTTGCAGCTGGGCACGGATCCAGAAGCAGCGTCACGGTATTCAGCTGCTGGTAGTGGACTTCATTCAAAAATGCAAAGCTCCAGCAACCAACAGCTCCGAAGCCGTGCGCGTAATCGGATACGCCAGTGCAGCCATCAAAGAAATGTGCCAGCAGGAAGGCCTGGCTGTTCTGGTACTGGCCCAGCTCTCCCGTGGAAACGTGAAGGACAAACGTGCTCCTACCCTGGCAGACATCAAAGCCTGTGGAAACCTGGAAGAAGATGCGCAGTGCGTGATCCTCCTCTACAAGGAAGAACGTTTCGACTACGACACCGCAGGCGTAAACGAGAAGAAGGAACGAGCTATCTGGCTCGATGTTGCCAAGCAACAGAATGGTGGAACCGGCCGCGACCCGTACTGGCTGTACGCGCCATATTTTAAAATGTCTAGGGCTCAAGAACACTGGGGCCACACAGAAGCGCTACCCCAATGAACATCGACGACCTCTGGGCAATCCAGCTCCATCCGAAAGGCTGGAGCCGCTACAAGCAACTGAAGGACCTTCTCCCCCGGGCATGCACCAAATATGCCCGGGGAGAAGCATCCGAGTGGGTAACCCTGGGGGTCGCCCCTGATTTAAATTCGGCCAAAAAGCAAACGCCGAAACTCCGGAAACGTATCCGGGAACTACAACAAACCAACGAAGAAAGAATAGAAGATGAATGACAACAACACAACAGGAATCATGACTGGGTGTAAAGAGTTCTCAGACCTAGTTGAGCATCTGATCGAAAATGGAAATGACTACATCTATCCTGAAGTTGCCCGTACACGGAGTACCGACTGGATGGCTCACATCCGAGATCACCATGATCATGGAAATAAGCTGGCCACTGGTCAAGGGGCCACCATGGAAGAGGCCTGTAAAGGCTGTGTTGAAAATTACCATGAATGCAAACGAGTCGAAGACCGAAAACAGGAACTGCTGAAAATACCTGAGGTCCAGGAAGCGTTGGGACTGTTCAGACATTCCCCGATGGGACTTGGAGGGAATTACAGATGAAACTCATCATCGCAGGCGGAAGAAACTACGTCTTCACTGAAGACGACATCGCCTTCCTGAACAGCCTCCCCTCTGTGGGGGAAGTCGTCAGCGGAGGAGCATCCGGAGCGGATAAACATGGTGAAGCATGGGCGAAGGCGAACGGAATCCCTGTGAAGAGCTTCCCTGCCCTGTGGCAAGAGTACGGCAAATTCGCTGGACCCAAACGCAACAATGAGATGGCCCGCTATGCAGATGCCGTTGTGCTCTTCCCTGGAGGAGCTGGAACGAAAAGCATGGCCAGGTTCGCAACCCGAGAAGGCCTGATGATCTACGACCGTCGAACGAAAGCAGGTGAGTCATGAACCCCAAAACCACCAAAGACCTGAAACTAATCACACAGCAATTGAAATGCGTGCAGGCGCTCTGCCAGGAGCTGTCGAATTTGGCAGCCACTCATGAGCAAATGCTTCCCACCTATGCCGAGAAGTTTAAATTCTTTCTCACGAAATCCGGAGAATGGTCCTTTGAAGTGATGGATCGACTTGCGGAAATTCTTAATGAAGCAGATGCCATATCCGAAGAAATGCTAGAAGAGTGGAATCCGATCTTTGAAGCTGCGCTGAAGCGATGGGATACTCCAGTCACCACCCCGAAACCCATGCAGCCAGGCTGGTATCTCGTTGAGATCTTTGAACGCCGTCAGGTAGCCTACTGGACGGATGATTGCTTCGAGGTCACTCAATGCTTGGATCAGCCATCGAATTGGTATGAGTTTGACGGGGATGGTAACGTCGTTGTCATTGCAATGCTGGCCGATGAAAAGGGCACCATCCGCCCCCTACCCAACGAAAGCCGCTGCAAATGGAACAAGGATATATGGCCGGGTGGTGGTTGCGCAATCTGCGAGACTTGCGGGGCAGATCGCCACTTGGACTCGTTGGACCTGCCTTGTGAAGCCGAGGGGAAAGGCGGGGAGGCGGATGGGTCTTTTCTTGCAGGCAACGAAAACGATAGCCGGACGAGTGAAGCGAGTTCGGGTGAGCGGGTGGTTGTAACCGATTCTTCGGATGGTGCATCATGACCAACTACAGAACAGACCTACTCGACCTACACCTTGGAGACTGCATGGACCTAATGCGAAATGCACCGGACAATCATTGGGACCTTGCTATTGTAGACCCTCCATACGGTCGAAACGAAGGCGGCGGAAACGACCGTTGCGGTTTTGTGCGCCAGTCCAATGGTACTAAACTGCCTGTCGTGGATGGCCAGTACGTGAAAAAAGACTGGGACAGGGAGCCGGCACCTCCTGAGTATTTTGAAGAGCTTCAGCGAGTGTCGAAGCATCAAATAATTTGGGGGGTGAATTACTACCACATAATGCGCTCAGGCGGTCGCATCGTATGGGATAAAGTTAACGATGGCGCCCACCAGTCTGGCGCTGAAATCGCATATTGCAGTCTGAACAATCGGGTTGATCTGGTGCGGTACATGTGGCGCGGAATGATGCAGGGCGTATCAATTACTCGAGGGATGGAGGCTCAGGGAAACAAGAAGCTGAACGAGCGTCGGATCCATCCAACTCAAAAACCGGTAAAGCTGTATGAGTGGCTATTGAGCAAATACGCCAAGGATGGGGATTCAATTTTAGACACTCATATGGGTAGCGGTAGCGTGGCCCTGGCGTGTCATAAGCGTGGGTGTCATTTAACAGCAGTGGAGCTGGATCCGGACTACTTTCAAGCAGCCGTGGAGCGTATCAAGCGCGAGACAGCGCAGACAGAGCTATTCGGACACAACGCCCCGGACGCCGGACGGAGTTCCGGCCAAGCCGAGGGGAAAGGCGGTGAGGGATGAACGAAAAGACTCAAGCCCTTGTTATGGCGAATGCCAGGCGTCTGATTTTGAAGAGCCGGGCGACTACAAATGTAAAGCTGTACATGAGCCTGTTTGCCGTTGGCATGAGGACAGGCTTGCAGCGTTGTAAAGAATTAGGATTGGAGCCCAATGGCAATGAAACCAATTTCATGAAAATGATGGATCACATTGAGTTGAAAGAACGTGTTGAGTACACGATGGCTTGGGTTCGCGTTCAGCCGGAAGAGATACGCCGGAAAATTCTTGATAATATCGCCAACGAAATCGCCAAAACCGATGATAAAGGCGGTGAGGGATGAACACGTTCGAACTCAACGACCGAGTTACGCTAATCGCCATTCAAACTGAAGGTTTCATAGATGGCATAATGCATGAAGCCAAGGGTACTTCATACCGGGTTGTATATTGGGATAACTGCGAAAGATACTCCGAATGGTGTTACTCCCACGAAATTGAGAAGAAAGTGGGTGAGGAATGAAATCCCACTATCTACAATTTGTGTCGGCTAAAGTAAGCCATGCCTGGATGGTGTGTCGCGACGATATTTGCCAATCATTTGGAGTATCCCCTGCATTAGCAACTAACATCATCCGAGAGTACCGCAGAGAATATCCCGGTACATTGGAGTACAGCGTAATAGAAAAGCGTTGGATGCTAGCAGACACTGAAAGTCCACCAATGGATTACAAACAGGCTATTGAATACCTGCATGCCGTTTCCGTGGTGTTCGGACGCAACTTCCATACCGACGGGAAAGGCGCTGAGTGATGCACCCCGCAAATAAACTCTGCAACTTACGACGGCGGGTTGATCGGGCAGCTAAGCCGCATGTCACCTGCCCAGCTTCACGTCATGTAGACATGATGGCCGATGCGCTGTCAAAAGGTGAACAGTGGTGGTCCATTCATGAAACCCCAGAATATGGTGCAAGGGCGATGTGGAGTGTGGTGGAAAGTCTTTGGAAGGCCCGGGCTCGCATCCATAAACTTGAAGCCAAAATAGTACGGCTAGAAAAGAAAGCAGGTATATCATGAGCGAAGAAGGCGTGCTGAAGCCGAATTACAAGAAGCATCCGGTCATGGTGCTGCCGTCGAAGGAGGCGGCGCGCCGGGATCCGGAGGGATTCGCGAAGGCGATTGAATCTCGAACTCTGGCCATCCACAATGAAAAGGATGACCCGCTGATGCATGGCTGGGAATCTCCTATCTGGAAAGTGGTGGATGCTCTGTATGGCTATGACTGCTTTGACCTGGCTTTCCTGGATGAAATCAAACGGGAGTTCGGGGAGGATTGGGATTGGGAGCGCTGGTCTTCTGAAATGCGGAAGTGTCTGGGCTTTCCTAAGCCGGTGACTACCGTCCTGGTGCTGGGGGGGAACCGTGCGGGCAAGTCTCAGTATGCAGCCAAGCGAACGGTTCAACGGGTGTACCGCGAGAAGCGTCAGAATGTGGACTGCTACATCTCGAACCAGAAACGGAGCATCAACGTCCAGCAGGAATACATCAACAGCCACATGCCTAAGGAGAAGCGGGACGCGAAGATTAAAGCTGGACGACCCGAGTATATCAACTTCTCCCCACAGAACGGATATACAGGCCTTAAATTTACGACGCACAACCGAAGCTTCTGCAACTTCAAATACTACACCATGGACAAAGACGACGCGGTGGAAGGTGAAGAACAGGATTGGATCTGGGATGACGAGTTGGTTCCTTCCGATTGGGTCGAAACTCAGCAGTTGCGTGTAGCCAGTCGTGACGGTCAAATCCTGGTCACCTTCACTCCGGTTCAGGGCTACTCGGAAACTGTGCGCATGATGGTGGAAGGCGCAACCACCGTCCGGCATTCCCTTGCCTTCCTCTGCCCCAACGATACCGGGGAGCCCCTGGAATATGCTGCACTGGGATTCAACAGCATGGAGGAGGCGAAACGGGCCAAGGTCTACGGACCGAACAGCCGCCCGGAAAACGTGCATCACTGGATCAAAGGCAGCCCGAGTCAACCGGTTCCCCCCAAAGGACGGAAGTTCAAGAAGGTGCCCCGGGTGCAACGTGCGGTAGGCGTGCTCCGCGACGGCCGCATGGAATACAAAACCGCTATCGTGTATTTTCATACCAGCGATGGCCCCTACGGCAATCCATCCGGGGTGCTGGAGAAGATCGCCGGGAAATCGCAGGCGTTCATCCGTGAACGTTTCTACGGGCTGGCCAACAAGACTCAGGCCTCCCGCTTTCCGAAGTTCAACGACCAGGTGCATGTCATCCCCGACGACAAGGTACCCAAGGGCGGCAGCAATTACTGTTTCTGCGATCCGTCCAACGGCCGGAATTTTGTGTTCGTGTGGTTCCGGGTGCTGGGGGATACGGTGTATGTCTACCGGGAGTGGCCCGGGGGCTACGAGATCCCCGGACTGGGGATGCCCGGGGCCTGGGCAGAGGTCGACGGGAAGAAGAAGGATGGCAAGAAGGGTCCCGCACAAGCCCCATTCGGCTGGGGACTGCTGGACTACAAAGCCGAGCTGGCCCGGGTGGAGGGCTGGAGCGATGAGGAAGACTGGTACCGCTGGAAATCCAATCCGAAGATCGAAGAAAAGCTGAGGGACCTGGAGCCAGACCGCAAGGCCGAGGAGCCCATTATCGACCGCTACATCGACGCCCGTGCAGCTGAGAGCAGCAACGCTACGGAGGAAGGCCAGATGACCCTGCTGGACCAGCTCTCCGATGTGGGGCTTGATTTCGTCCCGGTACACCTGGGGCCTGCTGGCAGCCTGAGCATAGGCAACACCCAGAGCGCCGTACACTTGATCAACAATGCTCTGAACTACGACGAGGAAGTGGAGCTGGGATTGAACAACCGCCCCAAGCTCTATTTTGCTGAGAGCTGCGTGAACACCATCTTTGCCATGAAGATTTGGACGGGTGAGGATGGAAACAAGGGAGCCTGTAAAGACTTCGTGGACATGGTGCGCTACTTCTACGCCCAAGACCTGGAAGATGAAGGCGACCGCAGCAACTACGGCACCGTGGGAGGGACTACGTATTGAAAGCTTCGCTCCTCTACCCCGAGAAACGCCTCTGCACCTGCCCCCGCTGTCGAGGCTGTGAAATCTACCGGCATTACTGCCCTGTGTGCAAGGGATCCGGTTTAATATTAAAACCTGTCACCAATAACACCCCCACCCCAAAACAATCATGAAGAACAGTATCCTGATGAAACGAACCGACATCGAGCAAGAGCACGATGTGACCCGATACCAGATCGAGAAAGCCGTGAAGGCTGGACAGATCAAGATCTACACCGGACCCGCAGCCGGGCAGAATAAACACTACTTCCGGGTGACCGTGGATGAGTGGGCAAAGACCCTTCCGCCCCGGGAAGAGCGTGAACCGGAAGAAGAAAGCGAAGATCCTGACGAGGAAGAAGACGCAAAAACCCCTGATTCTACAGGCTCAAATCCACCTAATGAAAATTAATTTCTTTTTTCACTTGCAGGTGTTTACACCCTAAATCTATTTTAAACGCCAGGAGCGCGAATGAAATCGAAAGCAACCGACAAACCAAATATGGAGTCTCAACCCGGCCAGGGCCAGCCTAAAACGGTCAGTGATGAGATGTTCTTGGAAATCCTGGAAGGATTGAAATCCATCCGGGCTCATGAGAACCTGAATGTTTGGACTCGTCGGGCTTACTCAGATCGCACCCGCTACTGCATCTGGCCCAACCAGAGCCCGGACGGCAAAAAGCGTAAGGCCCATGAATGGGACCGCGAGCCAGAACCCTTCAACGGTGCCAGTGACGCCCGGGTTCGTCTGGTGGATCTGGTGATCAATATCCAGGTTGCCATGCTCATGGCAGCAACCAAGGCCTCCAATCTCCGTATCAACTCCATTCACGTCGGTGATCCAAAAGTAGCCGGGTACATGCAGACCTACTGCAGCTGGCTTCTAAACTCCAAGATCATTGGCGAATGGGAACTGGAAACAGAACGCCTGGCCAACTACGGGCTGGGTGACTCCCCTGCTGTCGCTCTGATGCATGTGTACTGGGAGCAGGAAGCCGGGGTCCACATGGTGGAATTCAGCCAGGAAGAATTCATGGCTGAAGTCGCTAAGCTGGACATGGAACTTGATGAAGAAATGCTGGCAGATGTCGAAGGACTTTTTGCCAACCCAGAACGTAGCGAAGAACTTTTATCGGTCCTCCGGACGCGGTTTCCCCATTTGAAGCTTCCGATGCTTCGCGCCTCCCTCGGGGAACTGCAGACGGAGGGCCGTGCTTCTTTCCCTGAACCCTACCTGCTTCGCAATGAACCCTGTGTTGAGGCCATGCGGATTCTGGAGGATGTCTATGTCCCCACGGGGACGAAGAGCCCCCGCCGCTGCCGCCGCCTGTACCGCCGTGAATGGTACAGCCGGGCTGAGTTGGAAAACATGGTGACCACAGGGGAGCTGGATCGGGAATTTGTGGATTTGCTGCTGGAACATGGGGATGGAAAGAGCAGCTACCCCCAGCATGTGGATGGATGGAGCAACACCACCGGGGAAGACCATATCCGCTACCACAACCCAGCCGAATACAAAGGGCTGTATGAAGTCATCTATGCCTATATCCGGGCACACAACGATGATGGGCACATTGGGGAATACATCCTCCCCTTCTCAGAATTTGTTAAGGATCGTCCCGGAAGCAAAATGAGGCTGATGGACTATCCTGACGGGAAGAAACCTTTCGTCTGGTATGTTCGCGAGGCCACCACTCGCCGCCTGTTGGATGCCCGGGGATGGAGTGAATTGCTGATCAGTGACCAGGCTTTCCTGAAAACTCTCCGGGACCTGAGCAGTGATCATGCCTGCATCTCCGGCCTCCCCCCCTTCCTCACGGATGCCGGCATCACGGAACAGGATTACAGCTGGAAGTCCCTGGGATTTATCCGGAAGCGCCGGAACCAGCGAATGGACCCGGTGAAGTTCAATGATCTGCCCCGAAGCATCCAGGAACAGAAGCAGGAAATTCGTCAGATGGTCAGCCTCTATACGGGCACTCCGTTGGAGGACATCAACGAATTGATCATGGGCCTTCTGCAGCAGAGTGCTGTGGATCGTTGGCTGGGAGTGATCAAACAGATCATCTTGAAAATTCTGCAGATGGCCGTGGTCTACGACCCCGAGGGTTTTGTGCGCATCTCCGGGGCTGAGGGTGACCTGGACATGGACGCTCTGAAGCGTAGCGTCCAGGACCTCCCCGATGTGGAGATTGATTTCAATGTGGACCGCTTCAATCTGGAGTACATCAAATCGGTCGGCACCATCATAAAAGACATCCTGCTGGCCATGGATACGGATCAGACCATTATCCGGTCTGAAGCGGTTGCGTTCCTGGCTCAGGAGCTGAGCCCCCGCTTTGCTCAGGCGGTTACCCGCCCGGTTGAAGGCGCTGCTGAGGCTGAAGTCAAAGATGAGCAGATGAATTTCGCCCTGATCATGTCCGGCGTGGAACCCCAGATGAAAGAGAGCGGTCAGAACTACCGCCTCCGTCTGGAAACCCTTCAGAACATCGTTCAGGAGAACCCTTCCGTCCTGCAGCAGATGACTCCTGAATCCCAGCGGTATTTCCAGGCCCGCGTGGACCATCTGCAGAATCAGATCCAGCAAGAAGAAAACGCACAAATCGGCCGCACCATGGGCCAGAGAGTACAGGATAGCGACGATCCACCAGTTTCCGGGTGATGACACCCCTACATAAACGAAGCTCAACAAAAGGAGAAGCGATGAGCGACGCCCCACCCCAACAACAACCAGAAGAAGTGACGTCTTCCCCTGTGCCAAAACCACAGGGGAAGCCCTTGGGAGACATCCTACTCGATCTCCCGACCATTCATCTGTTGATGACCACCAAGCCCAAGAAGGATGTCTACGCTGACCTCCGTGGGAAACTGAGAGACCGCTGTTTCCAGGCCTGTATCGATTACATCCGCTACTGCCGGGAAGAAGCCCTCTCAGATGTTTTGCGGGAGCCGGGTGCAGAGTTCAACGAATACCAGAGAGCCTATGCTTCCGGGATGGCAGAAGGCCTTTCCCGAATTGAAGTTGGACTGATCCAGGTAGCAGCCGGTGAGGAGCTTGCGAGCGATGTCTGAGCAAACTCACAAAATGGACCTACGCATGCAGAAGGCCACTGCGAAGGAGCAGGAAGACGCCTTTAAACTGGCTCGGCTCTGCGAAAGTGTATGTGACCCAGGCCACTGGGTGCTGCCCCGGTTCCCAGATACCGAAGAGGAACCCGGTGAAATCTTTGACGAAGACAACTTCGACGACCTGAAGCAGTTCTACGAGATGGTGAAAGCCCTCTGTCCCGGACTGATGCGGGTTGCCTGGGGCTACCAGGTTTTGGTGGATAACGTGTGTGACCCTGAAAAGAGTTACCTCGAATACAAACCGGAACTCTTAGCCACGGCACAGGGATGATCTCTCAGCAGGCCAGTCTTCCGGATGAACCCATCGCCTATGTCGAATATGTGGTGGATTGGTCCGATGGGCGCCAGGCTTTCTATGAAGACTACCTCCGCGCAGGGCGGGCCGTGCGGTACCGGCAAAGGATGTTTGGCTTTCACAGCTTTGTCATCACAGCCTGGTACAGCACTCCCGCCGAAGAGTGGAATGTCCTCTGGGACCTGGAATGGACTGCTGCAGACATGCACTTGACCCTCCCTGATTATGAAGCCCTCTACCGGCAACGCGTCCCCCTGAAGCTGCTCGATCAGCTGTTCAAGCACCCGGGACTTCACCCTGATTTGTTCCGTGAGGAACGAAACACCCCTGTCGTACCTGCCTGAAGGTCCGGCAGATTTCCCCCGCCCCCTAAACCAACCCGAAAGGTTCATCATGCCTCAAGCAGATGTAGTACCAGGACAACGCTTCAGCGACTTCCTGGAAGAACTCGAACGCGGTGAATTCGCCCACGACTGCAGCGTCCAGCTGGCCAAAGTCGTGCGTGAAGTTCAGCGTACCGGCAAAGCCGGCTCCCTCACCCTCAAGTTCAAACTCAAACCCACCGACCGTAGCGGTAAACAGGTGGAGATTGACAAGGACCTGGGTGTCACCCTGCCGAAGTACCCCCGGCAGAAGTCCCTCGCCTATCCTCAGGAAGACGGAAGTCTGCTCCGCGAGGATCCCCGCCAAACCACGATCCAGGAGTTTGACAGTGTTTAATCTCGCTTCGATCTTTGACGAAATCGGCAACCGTCTCCGCAAAGGGGAACGCTATGTCGATACCGACGAAAGCCGCCCGGTTGCAGTGCTTCGTGAGAATGAACGCCTGGAAGACCTGGAGAAATACCAGGAAGCCCCCAGTGCAGTCCGCAGGGTTGTTCAGCATAAAGACTTCCTGAGTTTCATGCAGTACCTTGGGGATTTCAAGCAGCCCGGCACCCGTGTCTACCTCTCAGATACTGGCTTCGTTGCCATCATCGACCATCCCGATGAAGTAGGAAATGCTGAGTGGGAATGCCACCTGAGCAAGTTTCCTCTGACTTACACTCCCGAAGCGGAGATGTGGCTGGCCCACATCAACTCAAAGGGCAGTATTGCTGTCGATCAGGGAGGACTCGCTCTTCTCTTTGACCGGAGACATCAAGACATCCTTGAGCCCTCTCCAACCACCATGCAGGAAATCGCCCTCACCCTGGAAGCACATCCCAAGGTATCCTGGAAGAGCGCGATGAATTTGCAGAATGGGAGCATTCAGTTCCTTTACGAGCATCAGACCGAAGCACGTGCTGGAGAAAAGGGTAACATCGAAATTCCTGAAACCTTCAGCATCAACCTGAAGCTCTACGAAGGTGGCCCATCCGTGAAGTTCGATGTAAAACTCCGTTATCGCAGCAAAGAAGGCAAGATCAGCTTTCATATGGAGTGGGTCGACTTCGAGGATGGGAAGAAAGAAACCCTGAACCGCATGCGCGACAACATCATCGAAGCCGCACAGGTACCCTGTCACTTGGCAGAGGTTACGACGAACTACCCATCTGCGGGCAGCTTGCTTCACACGACAATCACCAGTTGTCACTAACCCCCCCCTGCCCCCCAGGGTTTTGTCCCTGGGGGCATCCAATTTAAGGAGAAGCATCTTATGAAACCTGAAGTGATGATCGACATCGAAACGCTGGGCCTGCCCGAGAATTTACCGGGTAATGCCGTGATCGCTGTGGTGGAAATCGCGGCCATCAAATTTGATGGAAACGGTATTTTGGACCAGCTGCATATGTTCCCTTCAGAGGGCAACGGATCTATCGACGAGAATACCGTCGCCTGGTGGATCAAACAGTGCCGAATCCCGGCCTGGGTGGATGCCCGGGACCGTGGACTGGACAAACCGATTGTGGATTGTTTGTCCAGCCTCTCTGAATTCTGCCAGGGAGCGGAATCCATCTGGACGCGAAAGCCCTTCGACCTCGATGTGCTCAAGAACCAATATCTCATCCGCCAGATGTACCAACCCTGGAGCCACAAGACCCGGAGAGACCTGTACACCCTGGCCGAAGAAGTGGGTGCCCCGAAACTTCACAATGAGAACCCGCATGATGCCATGCCGGATTGCGCCGTCCAGGTGAACCAGCTGATTGAATGCCGGAAGATACTGCGAGGTGCAGCATGATCTCCGAACTACTCAATATGTTTATGCCTGGACCTCCCCTCAAGGGAGGACGAAGGAAAACCACATCCAAGCCCAAACCCATTCCTCCCAGCCGTTGCGTGAGACTCCCCCGGAAGAAAGGCCCGTACCGGATCATGTCGGACAACACGGTCTATCGGGTGACACCCAAAGGCTGGGTTCGAGAGGGCATTGCCCCTGGAGGTAAACGATGAACTTCCTGAGCCTTCAGAAACCATACGATGAGCCCGAGCCCTGCAACTGGAAACTCTGGGCCTTCGTGATCGCAGGTCTGTTAATCATCTTCGGATGTTACAGCTGTGTTGAGAACAACCAGCGTGAGGCCGACGAGGCCTTTGCGAGGATTGAGGAGCAGAGTAATGGATAATGATTCTGTGTTAAACCCGATGCGCGAAACTCCCTATGGTTACCAGGGGGTTGCGTGCGCTTTATTAAAACATGACACCTACTTCTTAGTAATCGCCCCCGATACTGAATCCCTGAAACAGATACTGGCAGAATCAGTATATGTGTTGGAACTGGATGACAGCCTGTTCAAGGAAGTGCATGTTTCAAAAGCAGATCTGGGGGGGGTGAGCGAAAATCTATTGAGAGCCCTGAAGGATGTCAGATCTACGTTCAGGGATGATGATGTTGAAGTGAAGATTACTCAGGAACGTGTGGAAGCCTGGGAACAGGCCATTGAAGAGGCAGAAAGTTTCTTGCAAAAACCTAAAGAAATAAACTGTGACCCGGAGGAGGAAACGTCATGATCCCATCCATCCAAATTTCAAACGGATCATATTTCAACTTTGAGCTTCTAAATGAGAATATCTTTGGAATTGAAGATATTGCCCATGCATTATCCCAGATCTGCAGGTTCACGGGCCATACCCGGGAGTTCTACTCTGTTGCGCAGCACAGTGTCCTAGTCAGTAAAATCGTTCCTGAGAAATACCAGCTCGTAGGTCTTCTTCACGATGCTGCGGAGGCCTTTCTTGGAGATGTTTCCGCACCACTAAAGACATTGCTCCCTGACTACCGGGAAGTCGAACGTAGAGTTGAATCTGCGGTACTGTGGCAATACGGGATTATGCAGATCCCGGAATGCGTAAAGAAGGCTGACCTCACCCTGCTGCTGACGGAACAGAGAGATCTCATGCCCCGCACCGAGTTAAAGTGGGACGGCCATGGTACAACCCAACTTCTTGAAGAGAAGATAGTCCCGCTTCCTCCGGAAGAGGCGAGAAGACTGTTCCTTCGTCGTTTCTATCACCTGGCTGATGGTGACCCGGAATGAAACTCAACGACCGATCCCCCATGCCTTTCGGCAAACACCATGGTGAACCCATGGAAGAGGTTCCCGTGAACTATCTGCACTGGCTCTGGAATGACCGGTTGCACAAATTCCCCAGACACCCTGTGCATCAGTACATTGCAGACAGCATGGGTGCTCTGGAAATCGAAAACCCTGATCTGATCTGGAAGCAGGCGGAGGAAGCATCATGAAGCGTTGCCTCTTCTGCAAGCATTTCGAGATAAACCACATGGATTCAGAACCATACCTATGGGACGGCCGCTGCCGCTTACAGCCCCCTCAGTATGATCGACATTACAATAGTTACGTCACTCCGAAAGTCTATGCGCTGGGAGACTGGTGCAGTCACTTTGAAGGAGCCCAAGAGGAGCACCCATTCTTTGAACAGGGCTCAGGGATATGAGCCCGGAGGAGGAACGCATGCAGCAGTTGGAGGAGCTGGCGAAGGATCAGACCCGCCTGCTGCAGAAGGCCTATTGCGTCCTCATGGAAACCTATGACGTGGCCGACATGCCGCAAGGGCTGGACACTGCGGCCGGCCAGATGGCCCAAGAGATAGAAAGCTTCCTGAACCCCACCGAAATAAGCCCTTGAACCTGAACAAAATGCGTGTGACGTGAAATAACGAGTGATTTGTCATATACCTCTATCAGTAAACACCTTGCAAATAATACACCACATTCAATGTGATGCATATAGGCGCTCCTGAAGGTAAATCTTTGTTGAAATTGACGATGAAACAGTGATACAGTGCAGGCATGAACGGGCAGGTGAATGACTTTTCAGCGTATAAGGTTGATGGGTCCTCTACGAATTATAAGAGCCCCCGGTGCTGTAACACCGAGGGCTCTCTGGCCGTTCCGGAAACCATCTGGACTGCTAAATTCCATTAGACGGTTACGATTTAAGCGCCTACAGCTGACCAAACCTGTAGGCTCATGTATGGAGGGGGCATAACAACCTCCTTTGTTGCGTCAGCCCGGTTCATCCGGGCTTTCGTTTTGTAAGGTAACAAAGGATTGGGCTTCATGTCAACCTATACCCCTACATAGTGTGGTTAATTTTCATTTTTGACTGAAAATTAATTTCCAGGCAGGTCGGTAAAACTCCGTTTTCCTCAATGTTTACAGGGATTTCCACCCACTTTGACAGAAGCAATGTACCTGTGATATAAACTAGGTGTATACACCCGTACTATATTGTACGTCCCAACCGTGTCAGGGTACAAAAGACATGTCTAGCCTACTACAGATGATTAAAAGTGTTGCCAAGAAGGACCCGGTGTTCGCAGATGCCGAGGAAGCGTCCTCTCAGGAGGATGAGCAACAACAGACTGCGTCAACGGATGAATCCTCCCAAGAGGAAACTGCATCTGTGACGGATGAATCGTCTCATGAAGATGAGATAGAAGAGTCCACATCCCAGGACCTCCCCGACGATGAATCTGAAGAGGATGATTCGGAGGAAGACCACACCGAGGATGACTCGGAGGATGAACAGGAGCTGGAAGACGAAACCGACCAGGAAGACGAGGACTCCGATAAACGGAATCGTCGCCGGAAAGATCGGCAGAGTCAGAAGGTCCTTAAGGAAATCGCGCAGCGCAAAGAAGCCGAGAAGAAAGCTGATCGACTTCAAGCGCGAGTGAATGAGCTGGAAGCCCGTCTGCCGGACACGGAGACTGGGTTGAACTTTAGCACTCAGGAAGAGATCGATGCACGTCATCTCGAACTTCGCCAGTTTATCCGAAACCTGGATGATGCCATCGCGGATGATGGCTTTGTCGGGAAAGACGAGAAGACCGGGGAAGACATCGAGATCGATACCAAATCTCTTCGACAGATGAAACGCGCCGCAGAAGATGAGCGGGACTATACCCTGCCCAAAGCGGAGAAGCGGATCCTGGAGCGGAAACGGATTGAACAGGATGTGGTGGCCAAGGCCTACCCCGACTTGTTGGATGACGATTCCGAACTGAGTGCAGAAGCTACCAAGCTGTTCAACGAGATTCCTGGCCTCAAGTCCCATCCCCAGGCGCTGGTATTAGCTGGTGACCTTCTCCGGGGCCGCAAAGCGCGGACCACGAAGAAGACTGCCTCCAAAGCCAAGCCCAAACCGAAGGTGAGCAAACCGCCCAAGGAACCGGGTCGGGGTGCCAACACAGGGTCCAGTGTCGGTACCACCACGCAGACAAACGATCAGCTCCTGATGCAGAAAGTTGCGCAGAAGGTGATCGGCCAAAACCCTCATTACTAATCATTTTTGGAGAAATCCCATGCCTCAGGTAAATGAAAGCACCCAGGTCGGAGTTGTCGATTCTTGGGAACCCGTGCTCGCCAATGTGGACTCCGGGAACACCCCGTTTATTTCCATGTTGCCGAAGGTCAAAAAGACCTCAACTGATCGTATCACCCACTCTCAGGTGGAACAGTACCCCCACCCTTCCACCGAAGGTGTTCCGGATAGCAAGGACGCCACCGAACCGGAATCCAACGGTCGGGACACGGTTGATTCGGTGATGCAGAAATCCTGGCATCAGCCGGCCACCTCTGACATCAGCCAGGAAATGGATGTGCATGCAGTCACCGACGAGCAGGCACACCAGATCGCCACCTGGATGACCGTACTCAAACGCAGCATGGAAGCTTCATGTCTGTCCGACCATGAAGCCCGGGACTACGACAACATTGGGAACGACGAGGGTTACAAAACCCGTGGTGCCTACAAGTGGCTCGAATCCGCTGCACAGACCATTCGGCCGGTGCCAGAAGACTTCCGTCCGGGCGGACGCTACACCGGAACGCTCGCGGACTTCGACCAGGGGGAACTGAAATCCCTCATGGAAACCGCTGCTCTGGAACGCAAAGGCAAAGCCGACATGATCGGTCTGGTGGGTCTCAAGCTGAAAGGCAAGATCGCCACCTTCCTCCGCTACCAGGATGATGTGGCCTCCCGTCACGGCATCATGACCACCAACATCGATGCGTCTGCCAAGACCTACATCGAATGCGTAGATCGCATCGAAACCGATGGGGCCACCATCGACCTGATGGTCAGCTACTTCATGCGCTACAGCCAGGCCAAGAAAGCGATTCCGACTAACGGAACCGACCTCTCCGGTCTTTTCCTGGTCAAGGACATGTGGGGTCTCGACTACATCCGCGCTCCCCGCGTGTGGAAGAAACCCTATATGGGCGGTGGTCACCAGGCCGTGGTCGACGTGATCTTCATGCTCCGCTGTAAGAACCCCTTGGGTCACGCCAGCGCAGTCATCGACTCCTGATCGCCGGGGAAGGGCAGCCGGGAATCCGGCTGCTCTCCCCTCTCCCAACACCTTTACCTTTTCCTGAATCTCAACTCAGAACCAAGAGACTTGCCATGCAAAGCATCTTCCTTAGCGCCTGTGAGGCTGCTGTTAAGAACGCCAACGTGCTGATCGTGATTGAACCCAAAGATCTCACCGAGCTAGCCACAGATACCACTCAGAAAATCAGACTGTTTACCGCAGGAGCTGGACGAGTGGTTAAATTTGTGAGCCATGAATTGGACCCTGCCTTTAAGGATTCCGCTGACAACACCTTCAATACCACTACCGGTATCATTGGCGACTCCGGCGACACGGATCGCCATATGGTCAGCACGGAATTCAACGAGAACGGAACGGAAATCCTTCGCAGCCTGAGCAATCTGGATAGCTACCGCTATGCTGCTGCCACGGATGTGGACCTGATCCTTAGTGCCATGGCTGACAAAGCTCTGGCTTCGATCAATACCGGACGTCTGTTCCTGTATTTCAACGTTGTGTAATCGCTCGGGGAGTCGGGACCCGAAGGCATCGCTTCTCCGCTTCATGTCAGGTGTCTGGAAACCACCTTTGAGGGTCCCGACTCCCCCCCTTTTATTTTACCGCTGGGTAGAGCAGTCAGGTAGCTCGTCGGTCTCATAATCCGAAATGCGTCGGTTCGAATCCGACCCCAGCCACCAATTTAACCACCCCCTTCCGGATGAATCCATGGACCTGCTCAACTTCTTTCCCAACGACGAGGAAGCCGCTCAAAAGGTGATGCGGCTGGTCCACGAACGTGAACAGCTGCAGCTGCAACGGGAGAAGAAAGCCGTCCAGGGGTGGAGCTTAAACGGACGAAGAGCCGTTCGTATGCCGGATGGTACCCACGCGCAATTCACCATCCCCACCTACAGCTATCACATGTGGGGCAAGAAACTCGGTTACGAGTGCTGGAAGGATGCGGGCTTCGTCCATGAGTTTCTGCGCGACAATCCCCAGTGTCGTATCAACAGCGTCGCGGAGCGGGCCATGAGCGGATGGACCCCGGCCAGCAGCTACGCGCAGGGCTACCGCAAGACGCAGGTGCAGGCCACCTTTGCCCGGGAGCAGCGTAAACAAGAGGCTATCCGGAACCCGGGACTGGTGGTGCTGAAATGACCTTCCTGCAGGTATACAACAATGTGCTCCGCAAGATGTCCCGGGATCCGGCCACCTGGGATGGGGACGAGGCCGCCCAGGAAGAGATTGCGGATATGATTGCATGGGCACTTCACCAGGTCTGGCAGCATACCATGTGGTCTCAGCTGCTGCAGCTCAGCGAAGAGACAGTCACCGTAGCCGATAACAAAAGCAGTGTGGCCTGGGACAACGAACGGCATATCTACACGGTGTGGCCCCAGCATCCCTACAAGACCCGGACCGGGGACCTTCCCTTCGTCCTGGGTCCCAGCGAAATCATCTTCTCCTATGGAACCCGACTGGGGACTACGGTCTTCGTGGAGTACCGGCCGATCGCTCCGGAGTTTACACGGGTAGCCTATAACGCATCGACAACCTACAGCATCGGAGATGTGGTTTACGATTCAGCAACAGGCCAGTGTTTCCGGAGCCTAGTAAACAGCAACACCGGAAATTCGCTCACCAGCACCGCACACTGGGAACTACAGCAGATTCCCGACTTCATGGTGCAGTACGTTGTGCGGCAAACCCTCAGCGAACTCTTCAGCAACGATGGGCAGAGTGACCGGTCCTACGCGGAGCAGGCCCGGGCCAACAATGAGCTGGAACGCATTTTAGTGGTGGAGGAAGCGCAGCAGCGCCAGCATCGCCGCCTTCGAGTCACAGGAAAATAATTAAACGGAGCACGGTCATGTCCAACGCAGTCATTCAAAGCAATTACTTCCCGAACATGAAACCCAAAGGGGTTGCAATTACCAAAGATATCAGTGACGACGAAGCCAGCTTTGCGGCAACAGATTTTGAAGGTGCTGAACAGGTATTCATCCAGGTCCTGGGTGAGGATATGTATTACACACTCGATGGCAGCGAAGCCGATGGCTCCGACGATGAATTCATTTACCGCGAGGATGAGCGGGATGTCTTGAGTGTCCAAGCTATACGCAAGATGCGGCTGCATCGAAGAAGCGGGTCCGGAGGCACCGGCAAACTCCGCGCAATTGGATTGATCGCCATCTGAGGGTGCCATGCTTCGCCATACTACCAAACGAAAGGGAGGGCAGGTTCTAGCCCTCCCTTATTCAAATCAAGCCCTGTATAACCTCAAGGGTGATGTAGGCCCCGTAGAGGTCCAAGACCGTAGCCCCCGGGACAACGACGCGGTTTTAAAGATGGGGCGTGCAGTGAACCACAACGGGAGCGGGGACTTAATCCCATTCGATCCTACGGAAGCATCTGAACTTGCGGGTAAGACTCGGACCATTGGCGTTCTGTTTCGGGTGAGTGATGCCTATGCCACCACCTCAACAATCCTCTCC